ATGATGGCTTCCAACGGTATCAACTAAGTACCACCCGTCCGCTTTCAGTTGTTTAATCACTGTTCTGGAATCCATTTCTTAACCTCCTTACACGTATTATTATACGTGCTAAAACGCGTATTGTCAAGCGTTTCACGTATGATAATACGCATAAAAAAGAAATGCTTTCTCACCTCTCCGGTGTTGCCCATCCGACGACGCGACCGGCAACGCTGATGTTGTCGGACCGTATTTATTTTTTTACCAGCGGCGGAATCCGGGGAAATCATCGCACAGTTTTTTGTATTCTTCCTCAAATCTCAATGCAATGCTGGTAATTCTTTCTTCCGGATCGTCTTCGAAGCCTTGTAATTGAATAACAATAAATCCAGTTTCGTCCATTGTGTATGCTTGATACAAAAGACCCTCTCTGACATTACATACCTCCTGTAGATTTATAGTTTTTATTTTAATAAATGCGTAATTCAATTGTATCGAATAGATAATAAAAAACAATACTTTTTCGCAAAAAACTTGTTTTTCGGTATTGACTTAAGCGCTGATGTTGATATACTTGTATAAAAGACAAGAAAGGAGGTTGATTAATGTTTCAAATATCGCTAACCGCCGCACGAGTCAATGCTGGCTTGACCCAGGAAGAAGTAGCCCGAAAAGTCCGCAAATCCAAGACTACCATTGCAAATTGGGAGGCTGGAAAGACTGAGATTGACCAGGCTAACTTAGTTTATTTATGTGAGCTATATAAGGTGCCGATTGATCTAATTTTTTTGCCGTCTAACTTGTCTAAAAAAACAAGTTTAACAACCAACTAGCCACACGAAAGGAGAGAGGGATGTCAGAAAGCATAAGAGCGAAATTAAAAGAACTCGCCAAAGAGTTGTTGGAGCAACTAAATGACGAGTTGGACGGTCTAACAGATGAACAACTGGTTCAGATTGTTCAGGTGGGTATTGAATGCTTAAAAGAAGTGCCTTGGGAAAGGGCAATCAATCTGTATCAAGCAAAGAAAGAGCAAACTCGTAAGTGCTAAGGAAGCTGGAAAAAATATCAGCTACATCTGCAGTGGGAATGCTCGTACCTTGGGATAGCTCAATTTCAGTAATTAGTTTTGCAAATTCTAAGGCGATTTGTTCATTAGACATTCAGTGCACCTCCTTTCATTCACGTGATAAGGAAAGTGTAACAGAAACAAGTAGCAAGAAAGGAGAGAGGATGAAGCATTACATCGCCAAGTATCAAGAGAACGGGAGGCTATTTGTCGAAGCCTGGTTGCAAATTAACTTCCTACGGTGGTCTTTCTGTTTCAGTCGAAAAACCATCGAAATAAAGGAAGCGACCCAGTTGCAGTGAGTCGCTTCAAGTCAGTTTTAGTTAATTATTGCTTTTTCCATTTTCTACCAGGCTCTTGAGTAGGTGGCAAGCGGTCGCCTTGATCAATTGCAACAATACGAGGGTTGGAGACTTCTCCGCCTCGAGGACCGACTTCCTTGTACGTACCAGCAGGCTGATTATCTTGCCCAGGCTTCTTGAGATCACTCATGGTATTCACCTCCTTTCAATGTATTTGTTCGCAAGAACATTGATTGGATTATAGCACTATATATTGTGCAATCAATTCGATAGCAGTACTACATGTTGCGCTATGCGCACATATAAGGGATTAGGTATTTACAGAAACACCAAGTAACGAAAAGGGGCGGAATGATGGACGAAATCATGAATCAAATTGAACGAAAACGAACCGAGAAAGGGTATTCAAAACGCAAGTTTTCACGGATTTGCGGGTTCGGAATTAACACTTACCTGTCCTATACAAAAGGTATAACGCCTTCTCTAGCGCACATGGACAGGATGCTAAAGGAACTTGGACTTACATACACATTAGGAAAGGAGGACCACGAATGAAACAAACTAAGCGCAAGATCAATCGTGCGTACAGGCCGTACGGAAGGTTGTACAAGGCCTTGCGCAGGGAAGTAGAGGCACTCGGCTATGACGAGTATGTGGACGACATCATCGCAGGGTGGATCAACCGGAGTCCGTCATACGTAGAAACAAGGCTTGCAGGGAATTGGAACTTCAGGCCTTCAGAAATCCGCACAATCATTGCGGAGCTGGGATACGAGGACCGAGACAGTCAGTGGTTATTCCCGCCACTGGGCATTAACTGGGAGGAGGTAGAGGATGCCATCTAACCCGATCAATGGATTGTTTATCGTTGTGTTCTTCATAGTTGTTCTGTTGCTTATATGGTTCGCATTTAAGAGCTATCAGGATGAGAAGGAAAATCAAGAGCTGATCCGGATCAACCAAAAATTGATCCAAGAGAACAAGAACATCAGGGCAGATTTCAGAGCTCTCGAGAAGTACGCGAATAAGCAAACCGATGAAATTATGAGCTACGAGCGCAAAGAGCGCTTGTACAAAGAGTACCAAGAGAAATGCCGCCAGCGGCAACTGACGGCAAATCGTGAGTCTTAAGACTCAATCACTTATAGGAGGATTATAACATAATGGTCAAAGTCAATCGACTGGAGATCGAGAACGTCAAGCGTGTGAAGGCGGTGCAAATAGAACCGTCAGCGAATGGCTTAACGGTCATCGGAGGCAAAAACGGCCAGGGCAAAACGTCTGTACTGGATGCGATCGCCTGGGCATTGGGCGGTAATAAGTACAAGCCGACCAAACCGGAGCGGGACGGGTCTGTGTCTCCACCGGATATCAGGATAGAACTTTCTAACGGGCTGATCGTTGAGCGCAAGGGCAAGAGCTCGACGCTTAAGGTCATCGACCCGAACGGCAACAAGGCAGGACAGCAGTTACTGGATAGCTTCATATCCGAGTTGGCGCTCAATCTGCCGAAATTCATGCAAGCAAACACAAAAGAGAAAGCGAACACGCTGCTGCAAGTCATAGGCGTTGGCGATGAGCTGTATAGGCTGGAGACCGAGTTGGCGCAGCTTTATAACAAGCGCCGTGCCATTGGCCAAATCGCCGATCAGAAGAAGAAGTATGCGGACGAAATGCAGGTGTATCCGGACGTCCCGGATGTACCGGTAAGCGCTGCTGAGCTAATCAGACAGCAACAGGAGATCCTGGCACGGAACGGTGAGAACATGCGTAAGCGCCAGGAACTGGAAGCGCTGAAGGCGAAGGCCGGCCAGCAAGAAGAAGCAGTAAAAAGAATCTCTGAACAGATCAACGAGCTGAAGGCAAAGCTAGTGGATGCCGGTAATACCTACATGCAGACGCTCGAAGACATTGACACGGCAAGTAAGACCGTAGAGCAGCTGCAGGACGAGAGCACGGCCGAGATCGAGGCATCTATCAATAACATCGAGGATATCAACGTCAAAGTCCGGGCAAACCTGGACAAGGAGAAAGCCGATCAGGACGCTGCCGAGTTCATGGCGCAGTACGACGCACTGACGAACAACATCGAGGCGCTGAGGCGCGAGCGGATTGAGTTGCTGAACGGTGCGGACCTTCCGCTGCCGGGGCTGTCTGTAGAAGACGGCGCACTGACCTATAACGGTTACGCCTGGGACAACATGTCAGGCTCCGAGCAACTCAAAGTAGCCACAGCGATTATTCGGAAGCTGAACCCGGATTGCGGGTTCGTCCTTATAGACAAGCTCGAGCAAATGGACCTGGATACGCTACAAGACTTCGGCAAGTGGCTTGAGTCTGAAGGGCTGCAGGCAATCGCAACACGTGTAAGCACGGGTGACGAATGCTCGATCATCATCGAAGACGGTTACTCCGTGACCGAAGTCAACACTAAGACACCCGCCACATCAGCAAGGAAATGGGAAGCAGGGAGGTACTAATGCGAATAACAGGAGGATTACAGCCAAGACCGGTGAAACTGGTGCTGTACGGAACAGAGGGAATCGGCAAGAGCACCTTTGCGTCCGGGGCACCGGACCCGGTGTTCATCGACACCGAAGGCAGTACGGCGCACTTGGATGTCAGGCGGTTTGACGCACCGTCATCTTGGACGATGCTCATGCAGCAAGTGCAGTTCGTTATCGATACGAAGCCGTGCAAAACACTGGTCATCGATACCATCGACTGGGCCGAGCGCATGTGCACGGACCATGTGATATCAATCAACAACTGGAAAAGCATCGAAACGCTTGGATACGGTAAAGGCTACAAGATCATGTCCGAGGAGTTTGCCAGGCTCATTAATAAATTGTCAGACGTCATCGAGGCGGGCATCCATGTCATCTTGCTTGCGCACTCAGTGATCAATAAGTTCGAGCAGCCGGACGAGATGGGAGCGTATGACCGGTACGAGCTGAAGCTCGACAAGCGTTGCGCACCGATGGTCAAGGAATGGGCGGATGCGCTGCTGTTCGCAAACTACAAGACCATCGTGGTCAAGTCGGACAAGACCAAGACAAATAAGGCGCAGGGCGGTCAGCGGGTCATGTATACAACGCATCATCCGGCCTGGGACGCAAAGAACCGGCATGGCCTTCCGGAACAATTACCGCTCGAATTTGCGAGCGTTGCACACATCTTTGATGCGTCCATCACTCCCGCTACACAACCGGAAGAAGAGTGGAAGCCGGATATCTCAGTAGAGATTAAGAACATCCAATCTGCAGAGCAAGCGGTGCAGTTCGTAGAGGCTACAAGACCGGTATGGGACAACAACTCAGCGCCGAAGGAAGAAGCGCCACCGGAGCCACCGCCGCATCCGGAATCGAAGCTGCCGAAGGCGTTGCTGGACTTGCTACAGGCAGCCGGACACAGCGTTGAGGATCTCGAGAAGGCATGCGGGCCGTCGAATGACGGCGGGTTCGGGTACTACCCTGCAGGTACCAAAGCGACGGATTATCCGGAAGACTTTGTTAATTACGTGATCAGTGACTGGGAACAGTTCGAGGAACAGATCCGCAGCAATAAGCTGCCGTTCGATTTATAAGAAAGGAAAGCAACAATGTCAGATAACTATAACAACAACGGAGTATTCGGATGGGAAGACACCATCGTCGACGACGGCGGCGAGTTCGTCGTACTGACGCCCGGGGACTATGATTACACGATTATCGGGTTCGAACGCGGGTACTTCGACGGTAGCGACAAGATGCCGGCGTGCCCGCAGGCGTTCATCAAGATCCGGATCAATTCGCCACAGGGCGAAGTGACGATGGAAGAGAAGCTGTTCCTTGCGCAGAAGACCGAGTGGAAACTCTCAGAGTTTTTTGCGTCGATCGGACGCAAAAAGAAAGGCGAGCCGCTGCGGATGAACTGGAACAACATTATCGGCCTTACGGGCCGCTGCACCATCGGCAATCGCGTGTACAACGGAAACACCTACAACGACGTCAAGCGCTGGCTTCCGGCTCCCGGGTATGATCAGCCGTCTCCGAGATCATTCACGCCTCCGACACCCGGGAGGTATTAAAAGTGGAGCTGAGACCATATCAGCAAGAAGCACGGGAAGCCGTGCACAACGAGTGGCAAAGGGGCGTCGATAAGACGCTCCTAGTTCTACCGACCGGTACAGGCAAGACAATCGTATTTGCGCACGTCATCGCCGACAGAGTGGCGCAAGGTGATCGGGTGCTTGTGCTGGCGCATCGGGGGGAGCTGCTGGACCAAGCGGCCGATAAACTTGAGAAGGCTACAGGATTAAGGTGCGCAACCGAAAAGGCACAGGACACAAGCCTTGATTCTTGGTACCGGGTGACGGTCGGTTCAGTACAGACCCTAATGCGGCAGAAGCGCTTGGAGCAGTTCGAGCAGGATCACTACGGCACGATCATTGTCGACGAGGCGCACCACTCGATCAGCGACAGTTACAGGCGGATCCTGGATTACTTCGAGGGCGCGAAGGTCCTCGGTGTCACGGCAACGCCGGACAGAGGCGACATGCGAAACCTCGGTGTGTACTACGAGTCACTGGCTTATGAGTACACGCTGCCGAAGGCGATCAAAGAAGGGTACTTGTCACCGATTAAGGCGCGGACCATACCGCTGGAGCTGGACATGACAGGCGTATCCAGTCAAGCCGGCGACTACAAGGTGGGGGACATCGCTACAGCGTTAGATCCGTATTTAGATCAGATAGCGGATGCGATGGTTACATATGCCGGAGACCGAAAGACGGTTGTATTTCTTCCGCTTATTGCAACATCTCAAAAGTTTACACACATGCTGCAGGCGCGCGGTATACGTGCAGCCGAGGTCAACGGTGAGAGCGAGAACCGGAGCGAGATCCTGGAAGACTTTGACGCCGGGCGATATCAGGTGCTGTGTAACTCAATGCTATTAACCGAAGGCTGGGACTGTCCGTCCGTTGACTGCATTGTGGTGCTGCGACCGACAAAGATTCGCAGTCTCTATAGCCAGATGGTCGGAAGAGGTACGAGGCTGTATCCGGGGAAAGACCACCTGTTGCTACTGGACTTCCTTTGGCACACAGCGAACCATGACTTGTGTCATCCGGCGGGGCTTATTGCCGGTAGCGATGAAGTGGCTAAGAAGATGACTGAGATCATCGAGCAGTCCGAAGAGCCGATGGATATCGGAGCGGTCGAGGAGTCGGCAAAGGAACAGCTCATCATCGAGCGCGAAGAAGCGCTTGCGGAAAGCCTTCGGGCGATGCGCCGGAGAAAAAACAGGCTTGTGGATCCGCTGCAGTTTGCCATGTCCATCATGGATGAAGACCTTGCGAACTATGTTCCGACGTTCGGTTGGCAAGCTGAGCCGGTGAGCGAGAAGCAAGTAGCTTTGCTGACGAAGTACGGGATCTACGGAGAAGAGATCGAGAACGCCGGCAAAGCATCCATGCTGATTGATCGGCTGAGTAAACGCCGGGACGCGGGACTTGCCACGCCGAAGCAAATCAGGCAGCTGGAACAAAGAGGGTTCCTGCACGTTGGAACGTGGTCGATGCAGGATGCAAGCAAACTTATCGGACAGATTGCGGCCAATAACTGGCGTACACCGGAATGGATTA